GTAAAATCACCGCGGGACGCTGTAAGGGTTGTACTTTGAGAGCCAGGCGAAAAAGGAGGGTTGCCAGCCCACGTGTAGGTATAATAATCTGACCATGTTTGTTGGTCATCTGGATGGCCATTGAGAAGAAAATACATTGTAACTTGTACAATGTTAGAAAGATCCAGGAGAAGCGTATTGACAGAACCTTGGGCAATAACTATCTGGTTTTGATAACTTATAACCTGAGCTATTAAAAAAGCACTCCCAGGATCAGCTTGAAGAGCCAATTCTGCAAGAGCTAATTGTGTTTCTAATTGCGCCAATACGACCTGGGCGATTGCCTGTTGGGGGGAATCTACGCTTAATGGTAGCTGGATAATATCGTTATTTATATTACTAGCTGCGCCAAATCCGCCTATACTGGTTGAGTCCAACAGGAATTGAGGAACAGCCACAATTACATCAGAAGAATTAGAAAGGTTAGGCGCTACAGCAAATCCAGTTGGCTCTGGGATTGTACTTGGAGTTCCTTGGATTATAAAATAGGTTGCGGGAAGTACAGTAACAGGTTGTTGTGGATCAACATAACCTGTAGGCCCATTTCCATTTTGATCGACCGGTGTAAGTATTCCGAGTGGAAGTGCTCCAAGACTAGGCCCACTATCTTTAACCCTAAAAGCGCCATTGTTTCCAAGTGTTGCTCCAAAGGCATCACCAATTGCTGAAAGTCCTTGTGTACCAATTGGACCGGCTCCAGGAGTTGTGCTCAGATCCGTAGGGGGTCCCCAACTCTGATCGTATCGTACAAAACCAGAACCCGTACCAATCCAGAAATACTCAATCCCGTTTATTGTTCGAGAGAAAATTGCGCCGACAGAATCCGACAGTGTCGCAATCTTTTTTTGTCCATCAACAAGTCCGAGAACTCCTAGCTTGTCAATGACAAGATTATCCATCCGAAGGAGAGAATTCGGATCTCCGTTAATCGCATCTTCAGATGGATTCCAGCCGCCCGGCCAGTTTATTTTGGTTAGGTTCAAGATGTCGTATCCCCAAATTTAACTTGATCCGATGCCGCTACAGTCAAGTGCTGAGTTCTCAGGCTACCGCCCGGAGATACCACGTTTTTGGTAAACAATCCATTCAAAAAAACTCCGCCTTCCTGGGAATACATAAAGGCGATTATACGAATTTTCTGAGCGTAAGACAAGAGATCCCAAAAGACAAGAGAGGGTTGGCTGTCGATATAACTCCAACGGGGACGCCCGATAACTGTTTGAAATCCAAGCTTATCAATTACCTTTATTGTTATCTCGATTGGGTCCCCAAGAAGTCTTGCAGTAAAATAAGTTTTACTATCAATGATAAACCCCTCCCCCTGCGCGTAATCGGTCCCTTCAATCAGTCCAGCTTCTTTGGCTACATCGGTTGTAAAAGCTGTTGGATTATTATTTCTATCAGTTCGGTACAACATCATTGAGATACCTCCTTAAATAGGGAACAGGATTTGAGAAAAGGGCTGCTTGACAAAGATCAACAAGTACCAACCCGTCACTTAGATGTTGACCAATAGGGAAGGCGCTGTGTTGTGTAGAATCAAAAAGACTGAAACTGTCGGCGGCCAATTCTGTCAAAGCTAGAAAGTTATTTACTAGCGTGGCCACGGCGGCATCAGATAGCCCCAATCCATCTAACACAGACATAGCCTGCCCAAGGGCTACCGCGTCCGAAAGACTGAGGCTATCAAATATCGCTAGCTGGCCAATACCTACAGAATCAGAAAGACTAAGACTGTCGCTGACAGCTGTTACATAAGGAGCAAAAGACGCTACACGATCTGACAATGTCAGACTACCAATCACACCAAGTGAGGCTACAAATAAGGAAACATGAACAGAGTCTGATAGGGCCAATCCTTCGCTTGTTGATCCTGGCAACAACCGATTATTGACAGTAAGACCAAGAATTAATTTCTCACTATCTGATAGACTAAGACTATCAAACGAGCCAAATCCCCAGGCATCCAGCAAACTATCGCTGAGGCTAAGCGTGTCGGCAACTGACTCAGTTATGCTAGACATTTATAATCTCAATGAAAGAGCCATTCACAGTCCCGCGAACAAGAGAACACATATACTCAGAAGATAGGGCCGGGTGGAGGTTAAATGCGATTTTAGAGCCAATCTTACTCACTCGTTTCCATTCCTTGAGATGTCGCTCAAGGTCAAGAACAGAATCAGACACAACAACAAAATCAAATTCGGCAGTTTCAAAGGGAAGGTTGTCGTAACTAACACGATAGTCAGCTTTCTGATCAGATTCCTGCGAACAGCGCACAACACAATAAGAATCGTCATTGAGTGGGATCTCGGGTCCCAGCATCAAACACCTCTTATCTTTCGTCGCACCTTTTTGTCTCATTGGCAAAGAATCTTTGGGCAGACTCCAGGATCTTCCGCTATACACGTCGTGATGAGTACATACGATACTAGCGTCACAGAAAATCCTACCACCCACATCTCGCACTTTTTTAAGAAAGTAAAGATCCTCGGTCCAAGACTCAACCTTATTTTTAGCATCGATAAACCCATCTTCCTCAATTGTTAGAAAATATGGCTCCTCTAGGCGGTTAAAAATAGCCGTTCTAATAAGCGTGCAATCCATTCCGAGTCCACTACACTCAAAGAACTCTCCAATTTTCCAGTCCCAATAAGAACCTGCACCATTTTCAACGAATACCAGAGGCGCTGGTGGATCAGCCTTCGCACAGTATACGCCGCCCACCACATCGACATCAGGCATATTTTCCATCCGATAGATAAGTTGACGAAGAGTATGGGGGGGCGCAACGACATCATCCCCCAGAAAAAATAAATATTTGCAGCCACGAGCCATTGCAGCCTTAGCCAACGCATTGCGGGCATAGCCAATCTCCTTTCCGTAGACAATATTAAAATCGACATTATAGTTAATCGGAGGACTCATACTCTTGAAATTGAGCGCCCATTCCAGCGGAACCGGGCGGCCAAGAGTAGGAATACCGATCATCAGAGTAGGACCGACGTTATGTTGGACTTGCAAGAAAAGCTCCTAAGCAGCGACAAGAAAACTAATAAAGAAAAACATCAATCCGAGAGCAATTGCTGAGTGACGATAAGGATCGCCTAACGGAATACCAAGCGCCCCAACTAACTCGCAAACTATCGCGATTACGAGTAAAACTGTGTGTCCGTTCATTTGTCTTTCTCCTTCTCTTTTAAAAACTCTTTTTCAGCTTCTTTGTCAGACTCTTGTTCAGCTATTCTACGCTTCTTTTCTTCCAGAATCCCCCTGGCAAAAGCGGCATCTTCTGTAAGTTTAAGCAACCGCTCTAACTTACCATCCAGCTCGACTTTCATTATCTCAACCTTATTTGCAATAGCATTAGCCTTTATGTAAGTTGCTATAGCCCCAAAAAGAGCGCCCGAAGCAACTATTACATTACTCCAAAAAGGCGTCACAATGAATCTGCTGGTTAACCCTGGGTCCATCATCATTCTTTTGTCCTAACCTGAAATCGTGTACGAGATCGTCAATGTGTTTGACGTTGTTTTGGAGAAAGAAGTAAATGTTGCGTGACCAAGAAGAGTGGCACTGTTCGCGCCGGAAGAATTGAACAATCCACATTCGCCAATTGTCGTGTTACCGATGTTTGATGCAAAACTAGCTTGTGCTTGCCAACTCGGTGGATTAACTGTAAGTGTAGAAGTGACCCAAGTTCCAATTGCAACTCGTGTAACTTCGCTGCCGAGCAGAACATCGCCTGTGGCTGGGGCAACTGTGGAAGTTCCAATTGCGAGCCAACCAATTGCCTGAGCAGTTACCTGGTTGACAGTTTGTAATTGTCCAAGTACCCAACTTCGGCCCTGGGTAACGACAACGTTCTGCACAATCCGCTCCTCGATCAAATTTCCGTCCAGATCGTTTAGAGCAATTCGAAGTGATCCACGTAACCGGAAAACTCCTGAAATCTGTTCCTGTTCCATCGTTTCTCCTAGAAATTCACTCTCTCAAAGTTACTTGGTAACATCGGGCGCGGATACCGAAATCCATCGATACTCAGCATCCCGTCATCAATTGCATACTTTTTGCCCACAAAACACCCTTCGTTAATTACCCGAAACTGTCCAATCAGGAAATTCCATTTCATCTGATAATAGCTGGCAGCCTTAAGATCCTGGCCCTTACCCTCAGAAGCAAAAGCTTTCCATAGTACATAGGCTTTTTGGGTACGTCGCAAAACATACCCTGGAATTGAAATAGTAGGAATAGCATTAGTAGTATCAGGCTCGCGATAATAATCCACAATACAACTCGGAGTATTAACCTGTGGAGCGTAGACGTTAGGCTCACCAGAGGAACTAAACGACTCATCTGGAGTAGGGTAGAATCTGATATCATACGGATTCGTTGGGTGCATCGCATAATAAAGTGGGCGACTCTGAGAAGTCTCGACATTCGCAGGACTCCCGGCGGCTAGGAATACCGTGGCCGGTCCCAACATTGTCAATTCTTCCCAATTCTCGGCATCCAGACTCTTTCCGCGCCAGGTAATTCGGCGAACAGTTCGCACATAACTTGGCAGAGTTACAACACTAACTCCCTGAGTTGTTGGAATACACTCGCGTGCATAAATACAATTCACCTCAATTGCAAGCTGGCCGATAGCATCGGCGGCCCAAAGCGCAAGTTGTGCGTCTGTCCAAATCATCGGAGACTCAAGGTACGATCTCTGTTTCTCTGCGATCGCATAAGTACACGAAGAGCCTCAAGCTGGGCGGCATAAGTTTTAAACTCTGCTTCGGCTTTTCCCCATTCCTGGGCTTGTTCCCAAAGATCGGTAATTGAGTAAGATTCCAGCGCTATAAGATGTTCATCGGGTATTGGGATAACAGTCGCATCAACAAGAGTGGGCGCGGCGGCTCGGTAAAACACGAACATATTCCCGTAGGCTGGCGCGCCAGGTTTCATATAAATCGCCATATATCGATGGTTAACAGGGCTAAAGTAATAAGGAGTCCCGTAAGCAACGTCCCAATCAATGCGTACCTGATTAAATTTTTTGAGACTTTGAGGATACATCCAGCGACGAATAGTATTATTCCAAACAGCCACAACGCCAATATAATCAGGAAGAAGCGTAAGTAGATCATAATAGGTTGTGTACTCCGTAAAAGGAATACTGGCCGATTTGTAGATACATCCAGTAAATGCGCAGACTTCGTCAACTCCGTCTTGCAAGCTATCGTTAAGACTCTGCGTATCATAATACGTAGGGTTGTTAAAGAATGATTGCAGGCGAACTTGTAAGTCTACACGAGTGCTCATCTGAGTAAACCTAGCTCCTTCACAATAATATCTTCTCGCGTAATCTGTTCAGGATCTCGGCGGGCCACAAGAGTTGTGTTATAAGTTTCATGCTCACTTTCAGGGCCATACTTCACCCGATAAAACTTATAGATTTCTAAGGTATTCTTAATATCCGGTGAGTGCATCGGCACTACATGATAGTCGGATGGATAAAGCTGGCGGCCATAAAGTGTAGCACGCCAAAAAGAGCGGGCATCATTCGTGTTATCGACAAAATTCTTGGCGCATTTTTCAAACTCGGGGTAAGCTAAAAGAAGAATTCCGTTAGGCTTTAGAACTCTTGCAAACTCCTTAAAGATAACTTCCCAATAATAGAGTTCGATATGCTCCAGAGCGTGAATCATCCAAATTTCATCAACTGACTCGTCTTCGTAAGGCAGAGCTTCTTTACGTACATCACAAACAAGATCTGGTTTGACCAAAGCATTTGTGGTACAATCAACGTTGATACAATCGGGTAGCAGGCTCTCACCACAACCAATATTGAGTATCACGCGATTTCCTCTTCTGGGCTAAGAGTCTGGATAATATTTCTCAGGTGTTTCTTCATCCTAAACTGTTCCATTCCACCTTCGCGTTCAAGCTCAGGTTTATAGAACTCCCGCAACTTTTCCACATTATCAAGATTAACTAGATCTGGCATGAGCATGTGGGAAGTGTACACTGTTGTGTCAACATAGACTGAGGGCTCTGGTTCGAGTTCCGCGCGTGCCCGCAAACAAAAGTAAACATCTTCTGTATGTCCCGGCCCAGTCACAAAATAAGGCGGTGTCATTGCCCGAATAAGGTCAACTTTAATAAGAACACAGGAAAATCCAACGGCCCCTGTTTTCACAAGTCCAGCGTCCGGTCCCTCTTTTATCAGATCGTCTTGCCAGTTATCATGGAACTTGAGATTCTTTCGTATCTTTCCATTCGATTGATTAACTGTATCAAAGTCACAGAACCACATCGGATGGAATGGATAGCCACGGATGAACGTGGCGGCCATGATAATATCTTTATCTCGTTCTCGCAATGTCCTGTAGGTGTGGGGCATCACAGCCACATCGTCATCTATAAAGAGAATATAGTCACACTCTTGTTCAAGAGCGATTCTAGCGCAATCATTACGCATCGCGTCGATTGCCATTCGATAGGGCGTGTAGAGAAGAAATGTGTCTTTTGGGTAATCCTTGCGGATTTGAGATTGAAGCTGAATATGAGAAGCGTACACAAAAGAGTGAACAGATTCGAGAGTATTGACCCCGATTAGAGTTTTCATGGTAAATTAGACAAATTCCTTTCCAGTCGTTCTGATTGAGTGAGTAGTTCAAATTTTACTTGTGTACGACCTTTGTGTCGGCGATGAGCGACAATCTTAAGTTTCAAGTTCCAGTCTTCCCGCCAGCGCATACAATAATCTTCGTAATCCTCCCACCTTCCTACGGCGGGACCGTTCCAGAAAAAAGATTTGATGTAGTTTTTCATATCGTTAAATAGGGGGGAGCCAGAGTGCCTCAAGAGCCCTGACTCCCGCCATATCCCAGAAGAGAGAGTGATCCCTTCTGAGAACTAGAGAAGACGTAAAAACGTCTTTTGAGTCGCAATAATCGCAGTACGAGAAGTTGTGTCAAAACTGGAGCTTTGACTGGCTGTACTCGTATACGAAGCCACATTGATGATATTGTGAACAATCGCAGTTGCAGAACCCGCCGCCGAGCGACTTACGGCATCTACACCTGTCAGGGTGTTTATGGCCATAATATCAAATGGCAGAATAGCGGTGAAAGAGTTGTAACTATCGGTGGAAGTTGTCCGAGTCGCAGTTACAATTCTGGTAGATTGACAAAGCCCAAAAACCTGAGCTTCACCATAAGCCAGTGGAGCGATTCCCCCGTTTGTTACCACAATCCCTGCGACTGCTTCTTGTCCCGCCCCGGCGGCGGCATTGGCATCCCGAATATCCAAACCATCGTTTGTACCATTCAGGATCAAGAAAACAGGCGCTCCCTGCGGAATAGTTTTGGCTGTCAGGGAATTGTGTACTACGATATAAGCTGCATCGTATTTATTACCGACTGTACGAAATCTCATTGTTTTGTCCTTTTTCTTCCCTTCACTTACTAAGGAGTTACAAGAGTGCGAGGAATTGTATCCATCACTCCCTGCTTACGCCGATTGTCGCAGATCAAATTTCCCATCCAGGCGACGTGTCCCACGCGGGAATCGCCATTAACGGGCTTGAAGAAAGTCTTGCCCTGGTCATCTTCCAGCATCTTGAAATCGCTGTCTTCTTCATAGATCAGTTTGAAGAACTGAGGGTTGATAAAAGCCGTTGTCCCGTTTGTCAAGGTGCTGGGATCGCCGGCGCCGCCAGTGAGAGTTGGCACAATCCCGTTAAAAAGATCGGGGACTTTGTCATCCATCACAAAATGTGCGCCCTTGTAGACGACATTCTCAAATGGATAAGCTTCGTCCACTTTCGACTCGGTGTAGCGATATTTCTGATAAATCGCGTGAACAAACAGTTCGTAGGTCACTTCGTCCATAAGAACCAGTTTCGGCTTTCCACCTGTACCAAGTCCGCACCGATTGAAAATCTGGTCAACTTGGAGTAGGAATCCGTCATAAGTAGTGGCCGTGCAAGCCAAATACTTATTGCGCCACCAAGCGCTTGTAGACTGGTTGATATTTCCAACAGAAGTCGAAGCCGTAACCACATTGGAAATTATTTCCCAAAGTGGCTCAATTCCGGAACTTCCGTTGATTGGCGAAATGTACGGAGTTAGCAAACTGCCCCCCGCCTGATTCGCAGATCCCCACATTAGGGCCTGCGCAAAAGTTTCCTGCAATCCCATCTCAGCCTGCTTAATGCGAGCCTTGACGAGACTGACAAGTCGCTGTTTATTCTGTTTTACTTCCTTCATAGAATAAACAATCGCGGCGGCAATTTGTCTCCACTGCCAAATACAGTCCGTGATTCCGTCTGTCGGAACAGTAGAAAGTTCATCGTATCCGTCGTAGAAATCGGCGGTCTGGAGTCCGTACATCAAGGGAATCTGAATGTAGGTTCCACCATCTTGTCCCTCGTAAAGTTCCTTGGAAATAACTTCGAAGAAAAAAGCGTTTGTTGCTCCAATGTTGTCGATTAGCTCTTTGCGATATGCAGCGAGACTAAGACCAAAAAGTGAGTCTAGATTTACTGTTACCTGCGATGGCGCAGATGTATTACCAAAAGTCACGGCCATTTGCTAATCCTTTTTACCACTAGCGATCGAAGCAAGTGCCCAATTCACTGCCTGGTTAATATTCATTTTCCCTTTCGGGATTGTCCCGACGGGCATGTCTTGTCCTCTGGTTCCCTGAATTCTTGCCGTAGCATCGTTGGCATTTCGGCGAATTCGATCAGAAATTTGTTTTGGAGCCGTTTTCACTCTATCAGCCGCTGCAATTGTATACAAGCGACGAACATAAGTTTCCACGGACATAGTTCCGATCGGGATTTCCTGAGACAATTCATTCATCTTGGCTTCGAGTTTACGACTCTCACCTTTTGTTTCTCGTGACAGTTTATCTGTAGCGCTTACAACTTCACCTTCAATCCGATGTTGCGCCTGTTCGGCGAACTTTACTTCATTCGATTCTCGTTCTTGTTGAAGAATCGATTCAATCGCAGGGCCGAGTTTATCGGCCAAGAACTTGTATTCTCCGAGAGCTTCAGAAAGAATAGCTTTGACATCACGTGTAGCTTTCTTTTCTTCTGCTTTTGTCTCGGGTTGTTTTCCGGTTAAAATACCAGCTTGCTGGGCAAGAGCCGCAATAATCGGGCCGGCTGTCTTTGGATCTTTTAGAGCTTTGTAGAGGCGCTTGGATTCATCAGCTTCAGCTTCAGAAAAGTCTTCCGCTTCCTCCGCTTCTTCACCTTCGGGAACTTCAATTTCTAACTCAACCTCAGGTTTTTCTTCTTCGATTTTGTCGGACTTCTTTTCGACTTTCTTCTCAACAACTTCGTCGTCGGTCTTTCCGCTCTTTATCTTTTCAGCCGCCGCGGCGATTGCGTCGTTAAGTTCTTTTGTGTCTGATGGCATTAGGCAACCCTCTCATGAGAATAGCGATCTCGAACATAAAGGTTAAAATACGTACCACGGCTGGCGGCATTGTTGAAAAGTAGCCATTCTTCAACCGGAAAATCTTCGTAAGTGTAAGTCCCGCGCTTCATAAACACGACAGTCAGGACGCCGGAAGTTGCCGAAGTGGGCACAAAAGACAAAGAATCGCAACACTCGGACTCCTGCTCGTGGGCAGCGAAATCCTTTAGGACTCGCCGGATTGCTCGATAATCAAATTGCCGAGACGCGGACACTAATTTCTCCAACTATTTTACTTCTTAAGCAAAAGAAGTATTTGTTAAACACACGAAGCATCCAATGGCGCCACACAAACCCGTAATGCTCAGGATGCTCATCGTATGTGTAAAATTTAATCATTGTTGCGTCATCTGGGGCAGCTGATTCTTCAACTGGTTTCTCATAGCTTCAATGTCAGGCGGAGCCATTTGAGAAGCGATTTGCTGGCCATTGTTGCCATTTTGCGGCGGTTGTTGTTGCTGTGGCTGAGAACTTTGAGAAGCTTGCGCTTGAAGTTGGGCCATTCGAGAGTATTCCATAAGTAGTGCCATTTTCTGGAATTCCGCAATTGCTTTTTCATTTCTGTAGCCTACACGATATGCGATTTCACGAACAAGGTAAGGAGAAAAAGCTACCATTGGAAACTGGGTCAGAATAGTAAGAAACTCCACCATGTGCTGTTTTTCAACAGTCTGGGTAGTGGAGGACATCGTCGTGAGATCCACATCAATACGGAAGTCGTATCCATCTTTTAGATCTTCTGACTCTACCCATTTGTAGGCCGCGGCATTCGCCCGCACATTTCCAAGAAAAGGCTCACCTTCCGGGGAAGTTAGTTTTGTGAGTACTTTCCCGGTAAATCTTTCTTTAACGATAAGTAGGATTTCTCGTCCGATCGCAGCGAACCACTTAACGACTCGATCTCTTTCCTTAGTTTCTCGGAGAGCTGTTCGCTGATTGACAATATTCGCCTGAGTCGCTGTTGATCTATCTGCAACTCCTCTTGCCTCATCAGAAGTTCCCGATATTCTGTTAAGGTCATCTGCAGAAGTAGCGATACTTTCTTGTAGAGCTGGCCCGAGATCTGCATTCTCAATTGGGGTGATCGCATTTTCTCGCTTAACTTTAATAATCGCACCGTCTGGGCCTGTTTCAAATTTCTCGATTTCTTCATCATCACAAGTCCCTTCGATTAATTGAAACTTCCGGATAAATCGCCGCCGATGGCTTCTCAACATCTCGCGTGTTTCATTGTACTCATCCTGGGGGCTGAGCCAATGATAGGCTGGCGGAACTGGATAAAATCCGCCAGTACGGAGTCGCGGATCTGGGCGCAGAGCAAAACACGATACTCGATCAAATTTCTTCTGGAAAACTGTGACACAGGGATCATCTAATAGAATCAGGCGTAGACGGGCTTTCATATCCCAAACATGCCAGATTTTGAGGGAATCCTGTTTATAACGCTGGCTATCGTGCGAAACAGTTTCCCGATTTGGATCACTGGTAGAAGGTCCGGCATTTTCAATTTTGCTGCGGTTGAGCAACTTGGGCATACTCAACAAATCATCTTTATCGATAAACTCGTAGTAACCGTACCATCCACATCTACTGAGATACTTGTGATCTCGGCCCCCGACTCTAAAAGTTTTAGCAGCGATGTGTTTAACGTAGGATCTTTCGTTAACCGGGATTTCAGGAGGTTCTTCAACAATTCTCCTTCTTTCGCGCTCTGTTGCGTTAGCTTCTGTGTCTTTGCCCAGTAATGGCTTTCTGACATTCGGATTCTCTATCCAATCGGCTGAGTAACCAACCTCAATTATACCAAAACGAAAGAAGGAATCTTTGAACGCCATTTCAAGTTCCTCGGAGAAATTCTCCTCCGGATCTTCGATAATGGTATTAAGTACATCTTCTTTCAGGTTGGCGGAGGCCGCGGCGGCCTGGAGATCTTCTTCGTTTCCAACGCGCGATGAGACAATAAATTTGGGAAAAGTCGGGATAAACTCAGAAATCTTAATCTGGATTGTTTCGTAAACTTTGTTGATGACGTATGGATTGTAGGAAAGTTCGAGTTGGGATTTCCATTGGATTCCTTCATAATACTTATCCAAGATATCGCACTTGAAGAGCTTCTCCCAAGTATGATAATATTGATCCGCTGTTTTCAGGCGCTCAGACCAAACATCGTCGTCGATAATTTGTTTAGACACTAGCCGCCACCAATCCCTGAGCTCTCTTTTTCATCATTTGGAAGTACTTAAAACTGTTGGGCTGAATTCGTCTCTGTGGGAGAGATCGTCCGCTTCCGTGCATAGCCACAAAATACCGAACACAATCGTAAGCGTGGTCAGCAACAGAATCTTCGCGATCGTCACAAAAAATAGCTTTGCCATCTATGTACCCGAGAGACTTGCGTCTTTGAGATTGTATCTCTTTGATCGCGTGGAAACACCCTTGGGGATAAGTCTCGCTCTTTTTGATGAAATATAAGGAGGGTACTTTCGGAGATTTCGTAATGGGGTGAAAAACGGCGCCGCTGGATCGGAGAAGTTCATTAATCCGATTTCGAGTTGCAAATTCATTGTTGTCAGCTGGAATCCAATTAAGAACGGGACCGGGCACCCTTTTGTCCATGTACTCGTCCGCAACTGTCCAGAATCCGCCATCTTTTTGGGCTGTTTTGCGGAAGATCGAGGGATCGGCAAAGTTTCCACTGTAAATTTCTCCTTCGCTTAAATCGCTAATGTTCCTGCGATGTTGCGAAATCGGTTGATTAGGACAGTAGTATTCTCGATAACAGATAAAACAACCATCCAAAACAGCAAACCAGAGACAGCAAGTAGGAGACGCATCGCCGTGATCCAAGACTCGAAAAAGATTCCCTTTGAGCTTAATCCTAGCCAGTAAATCTTCATCCGGTTCCAAGATCGAATCGCTCGGTAATGTATGTATTTGAGCATTTGAAATTCCCCACTGTCCACGAACAAATTTTGCTACCCACTCTTCGTCGTGAGTTAAGGCTTCGTTGTAAGTCTCGATAGATCCGAGTTCCGCGTCCCACTCACCTTCGACATAGTAGAAATTGGGCCTACGTTCAAGGGAATCTGGATGGAATTTCCGGAATATGTAATGAAATTGGGTGTCGGGGTTACATAAGAGCATGTTATACGAGGGAGCAATAGGTTTTCCAGTCTTGCGAGATGTTGGCCAATTGTCCACTTGGGACTTGAGGGTTTCGGGTATTTCGGCATTATCCCATCTTCCTATACGACCATCAAGGACATCAAAGACTTTCTCTTCCGTTTCTTCTGCCTGGTCAACAAGAGCTGAGTTAATTTCAAGGCCGCGAAGTGTTGATTCGTCAACTTTGTCCAAATGAAGCCAGTAAATACACGATTTATTAACGAACTCGGTGAATCCATCCTGTTCATTGTGACGAGCCAAAATCTCTTTAGGGCAGATTTTGAAAAATGTTTGCATGGTAGTTTTCTTAAGATCAGCCAGTGTTTGTCTGGCAATTGCCATGCGATAGTTAGGAAAGGTGGAGAGTAGGGTGAAACTCTTAAAACAGCCGGCATAAGTCTTCCCGTTGTTAAAGCCTCCCGAAAAGCACTGGTTACGGGCAGTTGCATAATAAAATTCTCGCTGGGCTCGATTCGCAAATTGGATTGTTAATTCCATCAGGTTTGAGGAATCTTACGCGTTGCTGGAATCGAATTCAGGGTTTGAGTCGTAGCGACGGCTTTCACAATCGCCTGAAGTTGGGTCGCACTGGCCGGAGTATTTGGAAACAGTCTAGCCAAAATAGTTTCGATTTCAGTAATAATTGGGGCCAAAGGGGGGTCTACTGCGCCTAAAATTGGCCCAATTACCTGAATTCCTTCGTCAATCCAGCCGCCGACATCTCTTAGATCCTTGCCAATCGATTTCAGGGCAGAAAGTAATGACATTAGGTTTCCTTTGTGACGAACTTTCGGGGGTAGGGAACATCCGGGATTGGCTGATCCAGAAAATTGCAGAGAACCGCCCAACCATTGCACGACAATCGATCCATATCCATAGTCAGGAGATCTTCGGGGCGGCCTGAAAAATATAGGCGAACATCGGCATTGTGTTCCCTGTACTTTCGCCGAAATAGTTCCTCGTTAAATCCCTTCTGGTCATAAATCAACTTGTGAACTTTGTGAGAAAATGGGTCGTGATCCCAGGCCGCCCGGTACTGATTGAGTTCAGGGTCCCAGTGATTACGTACACTTGCAATCCAAGCGTCCTCATCCCTCACAGTCAGAATAAACTTAGAACCTGGGTAGGCAACGTCAAGTTCTTTGTAGAGAAGAGAAATCGGGAGATCACACAGAGCATAATGTTGCTCAAGAGTAAGAGATCTGCCAGAGGCTTTCATTTGATCCCAAATAGCTTTGGCCCAATGCGCGGATTTCCAATGTGCGGAGTCGTAGCCTAAAATTTTGAGGGCAGCGTGGAGAGAGGTTGTGGCTGTTTTGTGTGTTCCAATTCCGAAGATTCTTGTAGGAAGCAGTTTAAGCTCAATCGGATCTGAGGCGAAATTCCGGTATACCGTTCCACAACCAAAAGTTCCATAATTTGCAATCGTAGTTTCAATATCGCTAACTGACTCGAAACTTTCGCATCCATCTGGTGTGGCGGCATGTTTGTATTCCTTAAATCGCATCTTGTCGCTGTGAAGAATTGCATTTAGATAAATCGGGTCAATCTCTCGTCCCTCGAAACCAAGTCTTCGCAACCGAAGGTTGAAATCTTTATCGTCAGGGGACCAGGTATCGAATCTTTCATCATAACCGCCGGAGTGGATAAAAGCTTTCTTACTCACGGCAATTCTTCCAGAGATTCCACGAGGAAGACGGCCCGGGCCGCCCTGGATCATTTTGGACCACAAAAACACGTTTTCATTGGTCGCGAACTGGGTGGAGACATATTGCGCAAAACCAAGCCCAGTAAAATTGTCGGCATCGAGATTCACGAGGATGTCGCCACCTTCGAGTATCCCGCAGCGGTGCGCCATGTTTTTTGCGTGGGCCATTCTAAAAGGGTGTTCGCCTTTGTAGCGATAGATTACGAGGCGGCCGGAATCTATTTCAGGTTCGAAAGTAGTACGCAGGTAAAATAGGAGATGATCTGGGCTATTGTAGTCAAGAAGAACAAATTTGCAACCTTGAAAAGTCTTATTATCGTCTAGATTCTGTCGAAGTGTCTTCTCAAGATGCTGAACTCTACCTTTGCAGGTAATACAGAATATGACCATCAGATCCCGGACCCACTTTCTTGAGATTCATCAATCAGAGTAATGCTGACAACTTTAATTGTAACAAAAGGGGCCAGAACATGCTTCAGGGCATTCTTGATAGCCTCTTTTGTCCCTAAATTAGAACAATAGAACTTAATAACAACTCGGTAGTGGTCCAAGGGGCTACCTTTCGCTGAGAATAAAGTTAATGTTGATTAATCCACTCGCCGAGGCTGTGCGAAGTGTTAGACTTTGGCCTTTAAGATAGGGCTGAAAATTGATACTACTGAGATCAATAGTCAAACATTGACAGCCGCCGGCAAGTATCTGATAAGTAGCTAGAAGTACTCCACCTTGGGCATTTGATTGACTCCAAGCCGTAGACGTTGCACCCGGCTCACTTGGATTAAAGTTACTAACCGTAAGTCCCGCAGGCGTTAATGGGCCAGCAGATGTAGGGCCGAGTGTACTATTTCTTTCCAGTGTAAATGTTAAAGCTACCGCCGAATCAACATAAACACTTTTAAATGTAACGAGACGGGGAGATGGAGTCGCAGAAGTTCCGGGCGGCTGAATTGTAACTACCTCATAAGATGAGGAAAGTGTTGTTGATTTCGCAACACTAAAGTAAATCTGAGCCGCCGCTGCTTGCACGAATAGTAAGAATAGTGCGAGTTTTTTCATATTCCCCTTTGTACCGCCGGAAGTCCAGCTTGAAGCCCTTTGGGCATTTTTCCAATCTTAGCACTCTTGCGAGAAAATAGAATATGTTTGGCAAGCGCGGCAGCGAGATTCGGGCCGCCACCAGAACTGGTCAGTTTTATCGACGGCTGCTTGAGATCGAGATGAATTGAGGTAGAACTGGGTTTTGGCGTGGTCATTTCGGAGACACCTGTGTGAGCAGCCAAGTGAAAACATAGCCAGGACTTTCAGGATAAATACCAAATTCGGTAAGAATCAGGCCAACATTGTTCACACTTCCGTTTGAGAAATTAAAGTGTAACCAGTAGGTCCCGCCGGCTTGAGGTTCCTGAAATCCGCCCGGCCCACCAACCCACTCAGGAATGAAAATATCAGTAACCGAAATTCCAACATTCTTAAAAGGGCGTGAGCTATTAATTCTGGACTTGAGTTCCCGCGCTTGTTTCCAAGTTGCAAGCTGGTTGGGATTGAAAGAAACTTGTGTCGTTTGTGTCATTTTACTCTCTTCGGCTGCTTTGTAAAGTTCCTCATGAATGCCGCCACCAGGAAAAATCCAACCTTGGGATAGTTCATACTCGTATTGCTTGAGATCTTTCTCAGCTTGGGTCACCTGATTACTGCGCCTACCTGTGGCGGCCAATGCCAAGTCCGGAGTCTCGGAGTCTCAGATCCATCATATGGGACAGATGTCTCATATTCGTTTGAACCGATGTTTGATCGATCGTAAATAACACGAAGATTGACCATTCCGCGATTGTACGAATCTTCGGTATCGTCCCATGTTCGGACAATTATCGCCGGAGTGTCCGAAGGATTCGTGGAGACGATTCCTGTAAAATGGACAATTCTTCCGTTCGACGGCCGCTGATTCGGCTGATTCGGCTCATTCGTAGACACAGGAGGATTCCACGAAGGGGCCCACGGTTTATCTTCCATTTCGACTTCTTCACCTTTCCAATTCTTGTGTTTCATAGCTTCTCCTAATCATAATCACTATCTGAACCGGCTCGGGACTTGGAAATTCGCATTGCGAGCTTCTTCTGGGGCGTGGCGGCAAAATCATGGAGTTGGGCTTGTGACATCTTTAACATCCCCCGATTCTTCTTCGCGAGCTTGCTCGGATTGTGCTCTGCTATTGCCATTGCCATTCTTTGAGCTTGAGATTTTGCTGGCAAAATAATATTCCTTATAAAATCGAGACCGTTTTGTTTTCTCGCGGCCGTGTCGAAGTGAACATTTTACACAAACCCCATTAGATTCGTAACGAAGGGTTTTCCCATTTGTCTCATGATTGTATTTGCAGGGGCGGCCAAGATATGTTTCCGCTGTTCTATCCCAGGGTGGGCGCTCAGGTTCTGTACTTGTACGATCCCAGGGATATTTTGGTAACACATCAGGGGGCTCCCGCTGCAATCCAAAGACGAATTGCGTTAACTTCACCGACTTGTAACGAGTTAAATGGTGGCATCAATTCAGCGTAACCATAGCCTAGGGCAGAGGTTCGGGCATCCAGATTGTTCAAATCTTCAACAAATGCAACTGTGGGCGGATAAGACAAAAGTCCGGGAAACGAGGAAAAAAGCGGGGTATTTTTGGTCCAAAGGGACACGAAAAGGTAAATAAGTGAAGTATTGGCAGTTCCTGGAGTCATCGCAGGGCCACGATTGCCGCCAGCGAGAATCGAAGCACGGGTGCGAAGATCAAGGCCGCCGACAAGACTCACATCTGGCGTAATATCGCCGCCGTGACATCTCACACATTTCGTGTTTATGACATTCCAGGCCGCCGCAGAAGTGGCGCGGCGCTGTTTTTGAGCTTGGGTTTGCCACCAAGTGGCGCCAGTTAACTGAAATGCAAGAAATCCGAAGATAAAGACTCGTTTCAAAGTGCGCTCTTTTCCGCTTTGTCAAGATCTACAATTGTTGGCCGGACGTACACAAAACGATAATTCATGGCTTCACAGTGTTTCTTGACTCGCTCGGCCACAAATTTCATATCGTGTGTGGGAAGCCAAAAAAACAAGAATTGTGGGTGGGGATTATCACCTTTGCGATAATAAAGGGTGTAGAGAACAGAATCTGGAGCTGGAGGTGGAGAAATCATCTTGAGTTCGTCTTGAATTGTTACAGGAGCCATTAGGCGGTTGTCCTTGGAATTAGAATAGGGTTAAGAGAGGTAAACTCACTGTCTACAATGTTAATCGTTACTGAGAAATCAGGCCGCTGCGAGTCGTCACCCAATAATTTGTTGAGTTTTAATCCCATCTCGGCGGCCCGAAGTCTCACACCATCATTCTCTCCGCTACGAAGTAGGCTGCTGAGATTCATCAGAATTTCTTCCGGCGACAGATTATTGTCTGCCAGAAGTTCCGATAATTCAGTCCGTTTCGCGGAGTTTTTGTTTAGCGTCTGGGCCGGCCTGAGTGCGGCGTGTATTTGACTCGGGGAAAGTAGAGGCATTTTTTCCGTTCAATTTCAGAGGAGAATTTTTCAGCCGCTGCCGGGCATACAATTCTCGGGAATCTGGTTTTTGGTTGCGGGCGGCGGCCATGATCGATTTAAGTGTAGCACAAGCCGCGGGGGGTGTCAAATCTTTTTGACCTTTGTTATCAAGGGGTTGCAGACTTTCTTGGCCCGGGGCGGCAGGGGGCTCGGCGGCAAAATTATTTTAAAAAAAATTTTTTCCCGAAGGGTTTTTTCCCGAAGGGTTTTTTCTAGAAGGGTTTTTTCTAGAAGGGTTTTTTCTAGAAGGGTTTTTTCTAGAAGGGTTTTTTCTAGAAGGGTT